GAGTCCAATGGATATACTGGTCTATCCCATCCTGATTAGTGCCTTAGCGACCCTTGCGGTCGTGGAGTTCCGGGTGCTGCCGGGATGGTTCTACGCTTTGCCATTTGCGAAGCGGAAGCCGTTTTCGTGCATGACCTGCTTTGGTTTTTGGCTTGGGGTCTTGCTGACCCTGCCAACGTGCCAATGGTACTTGGCCCCTATCCTTGGGCTTGCCTCATCTGCCACCGCAATAATCATCCGGGAATGGACCTTCAAATGACCAACGACCAGTTCATCGTGGCCCAAAAGCATCGCAAGTACTGGGACCAATACATCGCCTCGCTGACGATGCGCTTACCACCCGATGCCGTTGGTGAACTGCAAGCCATCCTCACGGCTCACGGACGACCCCCTACAAATTGGTGGTGCGCAGACTGCGTAAAATCGGCTCTCCAATACATTTACCTACAAGCGGACTTGTTTGCCGAAGCCAACCAAAACACCATAACCCACCCCCTGAATGCCCCTGCCAATCCCGAACAATAACGAGTCAAGAGAAGGCTTCATCGGTCGCTGCATGTCCAACAACAGCGTCAACACGGAGTTCCCCGATACGGCTCAACGGCTTGCGGTTTGTGGCTCAACGTGGGAGAATCACAAGAGGCAGCAGTTCGAGTCCTATGCGGACTATGGGGAAGGTATCAGGAACAATGCCAAGCGAGGGATAGAACTCAACGAACGCAACGGCAACAAGTGTGCGACGCAGACGGGCAAGGTCCGGGCGCAGCAGTTAGCCAACGGGGAAGCCATCTCGGTTGAAACCATCAAGCGGATGCACTCCTACCTGTCCCGTGCTGAAACCTACTACGACAACGCAGACGATACCTCGGACTGCGGTTACATCTCGTACTTGTTGTGGGGCGGTAAGTCGGCTCTCTCATGGTCAAGAAATAAACTCCGAGAACTTGGGGAACTTGAAGGCGAAGGATGACGAAGCCCAAGTGCAGGCTCGGATGGATTCGCTCATGATGGTGATTACGACCCTCTGCGACTGCATCGGAGCGGTGGACGATTCTAACTCACCGAACGCATTTGCCGTGAAGATGAAGATAGTGGACAAGATTGACGAACTCATAGACAAAATCGAATACTGATGCAACGAGTACCAATAGGAACCATTAAGAACAACCCGAACAACCCAAGGGTCATCAAGGACGACAAGTTCAAGAAACTTGTGCAGTCCATCAAGGACTTGCCTGAAATGGCCGAGGTTCGTCCTGTTGTGGTTAATACCGATATGGTTGTGCTTGGAGGCAACATGAGGCTTAAGGCCATGCGTGAGGCTGGATGGAAGGACGTGCCGATTCATGTTGTGGATTGGGACGAGGACAAGCAAAGGCAGTTTATCATTAAGGACAACGTAAGCGGAGGGGAATGGGATTGGGAGATGCTTGCCAACGAATGGGATACCGAGGAACTGCAAGAGTGGGGTCTTGACCTGCCCGACTTTGATAACGCCAAGGAACTGGATGCGGAGGAAGACGACTACGAGATGCCTGACCAAGTGCAGACCGACATCGTGTTAGGCGACCTGTTTGAGATTGGTCCGCATCGTTTGCTTTGTGGCGATTCAACGGATAGCGATGCCATTTTAAGATTGATGCAAGGAAAGAAAGCGGACATGGCGCACAATGACCCCCCTTATGGAATGAAGAAGGAAAAGGACGGGGTCCTGAATGACAACTTGAATTTTGATGACTTGCTTGAGTTCAATAAGCAATGGACAAGCCTACAATTTACACAAATAAAAGATAATGGGTCTTGGTACTGTTGGGGCATTGATGAACCGTTAATGGATATTTATTGCAATATCCTTAAGCCATACATTAAGGAGAACAAAGCAACATTTCGAAATCTCATTACATGGGACAAAGGAAGCGGTCAAGGTCAAAATTCAGAAGGCACCCGGATGTTTGCAACAGCGGATGAAAAATGCCTATTTATAATGATGGGTAAGCAAAGTATTGCTCAAAATAAAGACCAATTTCCAGAAGAATGGAGGCCACTATTGCAGTATTTTATACAGGAAAAGGAAAAAGCGGGATGGACAACAAAGCAAGTGATAGAGATTACTGGTAAAACAAGTGCTTCTCACTATTTTACGGAATCACAATTTCAGGTGCCAACAAAAGAACACTATGAGAAAATGCGTGACGCAGCACAAGGGAAGGCATTTACACAGCCTTTTGATTCACTGCAAAAAAGTAACTCTGTTTTGTCTGAGTTTTATGAGAGTCGTGCGTATTTTGACAATACTCACGACAACATGAACAACGTGTGGCACTTTGCACGACATACAAAGGACGGAAGCGAAGGAGGACACGCAACTCCTAAACCTATCCCATTGTGTGAGCGAGCAATCAAAAGCAGTTGCCCTGATAATGGTTTGGTTATTGATTCCTTCCTCGGTAGCGGCTCTACAATGGTCGCATCCCACCAACTCAACCGCAAGTGCTACGGCATGGAACTTGACCCGAAGTACTGCCAAGTCATCGTGGACAGGATGATTAAACTCGACCCGACCTTGGAAGTCAAGAGAAACGGCCTGCCATACAAAACAGAGATTAATCAGTGAATCCCAACCCTGATATATCGAACCTCAATCCATTCAAGAAGGGGCAGTCAGGCAACCCCAATGGTCGCCCACGCAAGTACGTCAGCACCTTGGTTGACCAAGGTTACAAGCGGTCCGAAATCAACGACACCATCCAAAACATGATGGCTATGACCTTGGAGGAAGTCAAGGCGGTTTGGGACAACCCAACGGCAACAGTCCTCGAAAAGACCATCGCCTCGGCCATCCGCAAGTCCATTGAGAAGGGAACGCTCTACTCCATGGAAACGCTGCTCTCACGGGTGTACGGTCAACCCAAGCAGGAAGTCGCTGCAACCATATCGCCTCAACCAATATGGCAGGGCGTAAAACTACAAGTTGACACCAACCACAACGGCAATCAAGATTGATGGATTCCGCAAGAGAATCCGAATAGTCCAAGGCGGTTCATCGGCAGGCAAAACCTTTGCCATCCTGTCCTTGCTTTATTCCTATGCAGCCAACCCTGAATGCGGTCCGCTTGAGATTTCGGTAGTTTCCGAATCCATCCCCCACCTTCGCAGGGGTGCGCTTAAGGACTTCCTCAAGATGCTCAACATGACAGGGCTTTACCAAGAGGAACTATACAACCGAACGCTGCTCCGATACGACTTCCCGCATGGCTCCTACATCGAGTTCTTTTCCGCTGACCAAAGCGACAAGATGCGAGGTGCAAGGAGGGACGTGCTATTTATGAACGAGGCGAACAACATCGCATGGGAAGCCTATCACCAACTGGCCATAAGAACAAGAACCGCCATCTACATCGACTACAATCCAGTCCGAGAGTTTTGGGCGCATACCGAATTAATGAATGACCCCGATGCCGAGTTCCTGCTCGTTACCTACAAGGACAACCAAGCCCTTGACCCTGCCATCATCCGAGAGATTGAGAAAGCCAAGACCAAAGCCGAAACGTCAGCCTATTGGGCGAACTGGTGGAAGGTCTACGGTCTTGGTCAAGTAGGAACGCTTCAGGGTGCGATATACGAGGACTTCGAGGTCGTGGAGGGTATCGATGTCAGCCGTGCGAAATTCGTCGCTCTTGGGCTTGACTGGGGCTTTAGCAACGACCCTACGGCCTTGGTCGCTATCTACCGCCAAGGGGACTGCCTGCTGATCCAAGAACTGCTCTACGCAACAGGCCTAACCAACCAAGACATCGCAGACAAGTTGCGGTCGCTGGGCATCACAAGGGCTTGGGAGATCGTGGCCGATTCAGCCGAACCCAAGAGCATCGAAGAAATCTACCGACTTGGCTTTAACATCAAGCCAGCGGAGAAAGGCCCCGATTCGGTTCGGAACGGGATAGACATCCTGAAACGCTTTAAATTGCAGGTTACCAAGGATAGCACAAACCTGATTAAAGAACTGCGGTCCTACACTTGGGCCACCGACAAAGAGGGCAAGAACACGGGGGTCCCGATTGATTCCTTCAACCACGCCTGCGATGCGATGCGGTATGTGGCCCTTAACAAGTTACGGGTCAGTAACTCGGGTAAGTACGTTGTGGTGTAACTTTGCGGTACTAAACCCCTAAACAATGACACACACAAGAGAACAAATCAATCGACTGAAGCAATGGAATATTGAAATCTCATTCTTTGACCGAGGATGCCTTATCAGGGTGGGATGCAAGTCATTTGCCTTTGAGAGCATTGAACAGGCAATGGCAGAACTTGTGGCATACACCAAAGACCCGATTGGTGTTAGCGAGAAGCATGCACCAGAGCAGTTTGAACTTAAGGGATGCCCTGTACAGGGATGAACACCGAACGCATCCTTGACCTGCTAATCGAAATCGGGAAGACGCTTGCAGCCGTTTTCTTTATCCTAACCCTTCTAACCCTCCTTTGGACCTTATGAAAGTCGTTCACTACTATCACATTTACTGCGGAGGGAATTGGCAGTTAATCCTCAACCAGCACATGATGGCGGTATGCAACTACGGCCTCATCAACATCTTGGATGAGATAAGGGTCGGCATCGTCGGTCCACCCGAACAACGCAAAGCGGTCAAGGAGGTGCTGGAAGGTTCAATGGTGGCCGATAAGGTCAAGGTCGTGGTAACCCGGACCAACGCTTGGGAACAGGCGACGCTGACCGAAATGTACCGGGCAAGTCAGGAAGAGGAAGCCGTGTACCTGTACGCCCACACAAAGGGGGCTGCGAATCCATCCTTGACAACCCAACTATGGGGCAGGTCGATGCTATTCTTCAACGTGGTCGCATGGGAGCGGTCCCTTCAAATGCTGGAGCAGGTCGATGCCGTAGGATGCCATTGGATTACCAAGGAGCAGTTCCCTCACATGGCCGATGCCAACAACCCCGAAGGCTATCCCTACTTTGGGGGCAACTTTTGGTGGGCCAAGTCGAGCCACATCAAGGAACTTGGAGAACCTGCAAGGGACCACCGATTCCGAGCAGAAACTTGGGTTGGCAAGAAGCCCGACACCAAGGTCTTTGATTCCAACCCCGGCTGGCCTTCACCTGAACGCTTTGTCATAACCTTCTAACATGAAAAAACACATCGACCAACTCAAGGCTTTGGACTACTCGCACATCTACACGACTGCGGTGGAACATATCATTGAAATCTACGAGGAAGCCAAGAAGCACAAAGGAGGCCACGCTTTAGAACTCGGTTCCTACCTCGGACACTCAACGCTCGCTATCGCCTTGGCCGGGCTTGACGTGGTGGTTTACGATACCGATACAACGGTTGAGGATAAGCGCAAAGCCCTCCTATCGCAGTTCAAAGTCGAATGGAACAACCAACCGAGCCACATGGCCCTGCAAGAGGTCAGGACTTTTGACTTCATCTTTCACGACTCGGACCACGGGGACGGCATGATTCCCGAAATGGTTGCCTTGTTCAACAAAGCCCTGAACCCCGGTGGGACGATGGTCATCCACGATGCCGAACTGCTGACGATGGTCAACCTTACGAGCCAACTGCAGCCACACGAAGCCAAGGGGTCAACCGACCAAAGAGGCAGGATGCTTTTAACCATCTACAAAAAATGAAGGCAAAAACTTACATCTTCTGCCACGATACGGACATCGTGAAGCAATGCGAAGCCGAGGGGAGGTTCAAGGACTTAGCCCCCTACACTTGGGTCATGCTTGGGTTCAAGGACTTCGATGGCATGGCTGGCCTTGACCATATCGTTGCAAGGAACGAACCCGACAACATCGAGAGCCATCGCAACCTCGTCGCTTGGACTGGATGGTATGCTTTAGCCAAGAACGGCTACATCAAGAACGGAGATGTCGTGAACCTGTTCGAGTACGACCTCACCAAGACAGGCGACTTTGACCAACGGGCTTACTGCGCCTATTTCCGAGTCCCTGTTGACGTTGTGCCTTACTGGTCGTGCGGTGATAACTACGAGCCACACATCAAGCAACTGACTGGAAGGGGTGCAAAGGAGTTCTATCAACCCGTCGTTCCTGTAACTTCCAACTACACGCTGACTTGGGACGATTCCTACCTTGACCTGACCATCGCTTGCATTGAGCAAAAGTTGGTCGCTATTCCCCACGTCGGCCACATTTTAGAGCGAGCCTACTCGCAGAGGTTTGCTGACATCCCCTACAACGTGGCTGCATTCAAGCACGCCTTCGCAAACTCTCACGGGTTCTGAGATGTACTTGGTCGGGGTCAACTACGCAACGAGTGAATACCTTCCAGCAGCGAGGGCGCAGGCTAATCAGTATCCGTTCCCGATTACAACAACCGAGGACGAGAAACGTCCGGGCAGGGGCAACAACTGGTGGAGGTGGAAGCCTCAAATCATCCTTGACGCTCTCTTTGACTTGCAGGAGGACGAAGCCCTGCTTTACCTCGACGCTCAAGACCTGCACGGGGATGGCTGCTTTGAGTTTGCCAAGCAATACTTGCAAGACAACCCCATCCTGTTGCATCAAAACTTCCACAACCATATCTCATACACCAAGGGCGACTGCTACGCCTTGATGGACTGCCTTCAGTTCTTTAACGAGAAACCGATGCAGATAGAGGCGGGGTTCCTCGGACTACGCAAGACCGACTTCACGATTGACCTCATGTACGAGTGGTCCAAGTGGCTGCACGTTGACAAGGCCGTGAATGACGACCCCAGCGAGTATCCGAACCATCCATCGTTTATTGACCACAGGCACGACCAAAGCATCCTGACCAACCTCGCCCTGCTTAACGACCTGCCCATGGTTGTCGTTCCCGAAATCCGTTGCAACTCAAGACCCAAGTTATGGCTATGAAACTCCAAGACCTCACCATCGACCAGTTCCAACGCATCGGAGCCATTGAGTTCTCCA